GCAGAGTGTTATCAACGTAACATTCGCCACCAAGTTGTCCACAGGCAACTACGAGAACGAGGAATACCGCCTCTCCATCTCGCAGGTCGTGGACCCGACCCTGAGCCAGCCTGAACTGGTACAGGAAGCCGAGGAACTGGGCCGCATGGTCAAGGCGCAGGCGTACACAGAGGCAGGCGTGGAGTGGTCACACGACGACGACGGTCGTGTAATGAGGTTGCTGAAAAGCAGCGTTCCCGAACCTACTGGTCGTCCGAAGGCCACAGCACCAGCGAAGGCTGCTGCGCCCCGTAGCGCACCCAGCCGACCATCCACACCGCCCCGCAAGGGACGCACCAACTCAGAAGCAACCGCGCTGTGGGTCCATCTGATTGAGGTCGATGACCCGAAGTCGGAGTATTTCGACAACCGTGACCGCATCGAGTCGGGTGCATGGTCCCCGAAGGCCCCGTACTTCAAGCACAAGAAAACAGACACGAAGTTGTTTTTCGGTGACTGCCCTGAGGACATTCGCAATCATTTCGTTGACGACTCAGGCGCAATCATTTACGACCATGTGGGGTCATTCGCCAACTAGGCGACCACCACCATGTCCGCTCAACTTTTGAGTGCGGAACAGATCAAGGGGCGGCTTCAGCCCTCCACATCGGATAACTCCCAGTCCGACGCTGGAGCCGCCCCCACTGTGCCGACAAAGCCAATGGAATACTTCACGCCGACCTCATCGGCCGTGGATGACTACGTGCACTATCTGAACAGTGACACAGCATTCCAAACAGGCTTCAAGCCAATCGACCTGTGCTTCCCATCAGGGCTGGATCGCGGGGACATGTTCCTACTGACAGGGCGTTCCCACCAAGGCAAGTCCACAGTCGCATACAACATGATGGTCCACAACCTGAAAAGGTCAGCGGACTTCACATGCGTGTTCTACAGCCCCGATGAGCCACGCGAACTTGTCGTGCAGAAACTTGCATGCATCGCAATGGGCCGCAACGCAGCCGACATGGAAGAAGCACTGCGCGAAGGATCCACAGCAGCGGAACGTGAACTCCGCAACGTCGCAGGTGGCCTATTGGACCGTGTGCTAATCAACGACCAATCATTGACGTTTGCATCCATGCTCAGAGGCATCCACGAAGCCGAACAATACTGGGGGCGGCCGCCATCGGCCTGTGTGCTGGACTTTCTGGAACTAATGGTTGGTGATGCCGACGCAAACGGTGTCGCAGGGAAAGCCCAATCAGCAAAGAGGTTCGCCAAGGACGCTGATGTACCGCTAATTGTGCTGCATCAGACGGGCCGAGGCGCAGGTGACCGAGGTGGACCTGCTGGGATCCACGGTGGCAGATTCGGCGGCGAAGCCGAATCAGTTGCCGTGCTGGAGTGCTATCGCCCCAAGGATGCTGCAAACATTTCTGACCGCGAAAAAGCCACCTTAGAAAACGTGATTCAACTGAACTTGTGTAAAAACAAGCGCCCCCCATATCGGTGCCGTGATGCCGAAATGATTATGGATCCGAATTGCGGTCAGATCCGTGAACCCACAGTCGATGACTACGAGGACCGCGAATGGGGCAACTTCTAATGGCAGTGATCGCCATCGTTGCTGCTGCGGGGGTAGTAGCCGTGTACTGGATGGCGGCTGGATCGTTCTAATGATTACCGCACGGTTCGCTCAACTATTCGCAGGTGGCAGACTCGCCCGCGACCTAGACGGCGTATTCCGACCGTGGAAAATAGACGACCAACCCGTAGACGCAACAGGCTCATCGTTAGAAGCCGCCGTTGAACGGCACCTAGACGGAGCCGTCCCCATCGGCGTGTACCCGATTCGACCCACCGACACAGGCGACATGGTGCACTGGGGAGCCATCGACTGGGACATCGGCGACCACGATTCAATGATTCACGCCCTGAACGTGTCAGCCGTCCTACACGAACTGGAAATCTCATCGTGGATAGAACTCAGCCGATCCAAAGGCGTGCACCTATGGGTATTCATTGAAGATTGGATGCCAGCCGAGCAGATGCGCACAGCGATGCTGGCGGCTTGCCAGATCGTTGATGCACCCACGACCGAGGTGTATCCGAAACAAACCACAACGGCAGGCGGGTGGGGCAACGGCCTCAGGTTGCCCTACCCGCGAGTACGCCCCGCTGGCCGCCAAGTAATGGTGACCCCAACAATGGGCGAATACCCGCTAGATGAGTTCGTCAACACCGCACTGGAGAATCTAGGCAGCGCCGAAGCACTCAGAGAAACAGCGAGGCACTGGGTGCCACCCAAACCCCCCGAACCGCAACGACCAACACGGCAACGCCTGCAAAAGTCGCGCCACGACTCCGAACTAACAGGACTAGCAGCCCACATTTGGGACCACGGCCCCAAGGCAGTTCAACGCGGCGACAAAATTGTTTACGACCGATCCCAAATGCTGCACGCATTTGCGTGCGAATTATTCAGACAGGAGTACGACAACAACAGCATAGAAATCCTTGTAGCGGAACTGGACAATCGTCATGGAGGCAAGTTCACACACCGCGCAGACGGCGCACGAAGAATCCGTGACCTAGTGAGTCACGCCCGCGCCGTGTACAGCCAACCTCAACTGGGAGAGATGGATGCCAACACCCAGTGAAATCACATCGCGTAATCATTCGGCTCAAGCCGAAAGCGAAGCCGAGGCCACGGTTCTCTAAGCGCGGGCGGGCATACACGCCCGCCGCTGCCCACATCTTTGAGGATGCCGTACAACAGGCATGGATCGAATCAGGTGGACCGACATTCACTGGCCCCGTGTCCGTATCAGCGACCTTTCATAAAGACCGAATCAACGTGTACGTGAAGGAACTGGCTGACGACACAACCACCTCGTTGACAGGCGACATCGACAACTATTTCAAAAGTTTACTCGACGGCCTTCAGGGCGAAGATGCAGCGTTCCCAAATGACCGTCAAGTAATGAAGATCACGGGGAGGAAAGCCTGATATGGCGTTCTCCGATCTGCCTTGGCCGACACGCATGGCGATGATGGGTGAAGAAGCCGAAACCAAGTTTGAGGAAACTCACGACGACTGGGTTCGGATGGGATTCAACCTGCCGCCGTGGGGTGCAGCATTCGCAACGCTGCCGTTGGCGTTGCGCAACATCCCCGACTACATGCAAATAGACAGGTTCGTTGAATGCCAAGGCATTGGCCGCAACGGGTTGAAAGTCAAAATAGAGAAACTGACCGCGCTCGCCTTCTGGCAAACGCTGTTACCTGTGCACCTATTCATCTGGTCCCGCGACCGCGAACAATGGTGCACCATCCCCGTGGATGAGTTGATGCGCATCGCTGGGTCCGAGAAAGCATCGTTGGGAGCCTATTCGGAGGGGCGTAAGCCGTACCTCCGTTTCACCCCATCGGTGCTGCCGTGGCAGTAGGCAATTACTCATGGGGCGACCGCAACCCAGATCGCTTAGAGGTCTACGACAGGCGCACATCGGCATACGACCCCGCAGCCTTACATTGGGTCGCAGCACAAATGGACGCAGGGCGACCCGAGTTCGTCACCGACAACGGCGAATCAATACTGGGGGTCCTGATGGAGGAACCCCCCAACTCGTCCCACGCCGACGACTGGGAACGCAGGGAACGGCTGGAGTTCGCTATCCGTCTGGAACTAGATCGACTCCCAGACGACGACGCATGGGTCATCTACATGCTTTATTTCGTGCGGCTAAGTCTCAGATTCGTAGCGCGCTGCATGCACATACCCAAAACATCAATGGCGCGGCAACGCGATCAGATACTTACCCGACTGCGAAAGGCACTGGTGGAATACCCCGTGATACAAGAAATGATTGAACCAACACCGACACCGAAATCAGTCATCCCAATAGGGATGCCGTCACTGAGCGCCGTACAAAACTGGGAAGAAGGATCCGTATGGGCGTTCCGCGCCTTGCAGGAACTACGGGCACCCAACTTTGAACCCACCCTCGATGAACTAATGGCCGAAGCGAAAGACCTGTTCCCATCCACGCCATCGCTGGGGTGGTGGGCTGATCTGCTGGGATCAGCACTGCGGGAATCCAACGGCATCGTTGACCCAATGGAACTAATGACGCTGCTCAGCAACAAACAACACGACTACGGGTACGACAACATCGCAGCATTCGGCCACCAAGGCATCGTGATCCGCTGCAACGACAAACTCGCCCGCCTCAGAAACCTAAAGAGCAAAGAAGTTCCCGCCGTGGAACCCGTCGCAGACACCTACTACGACCTGTGCGGATACGCCGTCCTCGCAGGAATGCTGGAATGGGGGCTATTCATGCTGACCCAAAAGCCGCAGTAACCATGCCCCGCTACCTGTACCGCTGCCCCAACTGTGCCCTGCAATACATAACCCGTCGCATCATCGCAGATGCCGACAATGAAAGTTGCGTATCCTGTGAAACCCCAATGGACCGAATCTTCACACCGCCAGCAATCTCATTCAAGGGTGACGGTTGGGGTGGAACACACCCCAACTAATCAACGTCCAGTTCCGACGCTGCTTCCAACATCCCAAACAACGCAGCACACCGATCCATCACCCATTCAGCGGCAACAATGTTTCCAGCGTGCGCTTCATCCCACGCAGCCAACAACGACGAAACCTCGTCGCTATTCATCGTGATCAGAAACCCGATGTTGTAATCATCCACCCATTTGATGTGAGTGCCGTCATGGAAATCAAAAGTTTCGCGGGCCTCCTCTAAAGAATCAGCGACCCACCGATTGATGTCCTCGCCCTGATCGTGCATGAATGTCGCCCAAGCGACATCCATATCTTGATCAGCCACGCCGAAACCCTAACGTTCGTTCAACCGCGCTCGGGCAAACGCCTTGATCGCCGCAATCATCGACGCTGAAGCCGCAACCATCGCCGCCTCCCAAGTTGACCAATCCGTCACGATCAGCACCGCCAACCCTGATTCAACAGCGGTCCACACCGCCCGCTCTAGTGCATCGTTCCAATCCATATCCGTCTCCTATTTGCCGAAAGTTCGTGGTCGAAAAGCGCCATTGCCGTAACCCATCTCTCTGAGCAGCCCAGCCACCAGCGACGGCTCCTCCCTATCGGAAACCGTAGGTTCATCAACTTCAGGTACGGACTCATCAGAATCAGGCACAATCAACCTCCTATAGAGTTGAC